ATTCCGCTTTGCGGTCGGCTTGCCACGCGCCGATGCAGATTGCGATCACAACTAAAATCGCAATCAATTTCCAATTTTTGAGCAACGTTTCAACCATAATTCCAACATATCCTTATAGGTTTTAATCTCACGTTCGGCAAACTCAAAAGCCGCTAGGTCTGCGTTTTCGCTGGCTTCGCGGCTTTTTTCTTGCCATTCCGTGATTTTCTGTTTTGCAAAATCAACGGGATTCATGCCCAACCTCTAAACGTGCAGACCCGGTAAATACACGGTTTTCCCGCCTTTTTTGGTTGCGGTCATGATTTGGTTACGCATAGGGCTGTTGCGGCGGAAACCGACATGAACCCATGCACCATCGCCACGTTCGGGAAATTCGAGAATCAACTGGTCGAACGTGATTTTTCCCTCGTCACGCATTTTGATGATTTCTTTCGCAAACGCCAAAGATGTTAAGCCGATGGCATCGCAGTCAGCAGCCAAGCCGAAACGGTGGGCAGATGTTGGCGACCCGCCGACCGCCTTGTTCACACGCTCGCTACGAAAGCATGAAGTTACGACAATTCCGCGCCCAACATAAGCGCGTATTTTTTCAAGCTGCTCCGCTGTGTATTGGATGTTTGCCATTTCAGCAGAGGAGGGCGTATTTTGAAGACCTAACCGGCGCGCTGTTTCGCTTCGTGTCAGTTCTTTTAAGCTAAAGTGTCCAGTGATTTGCATTTCTTGTCTCCAAATAAAAAAGGTCGTCTGAATTTCAGACGACCTGTTGTTGAATTAATCTTTATCGACGAATTTACCCGCCGTTTTCTTGACCCATTTAGTCATAATGCTTGGGGCTAGGCTTTTCACGGTATCCATCGCATGACCTGTCAGGATGCCGACAAAAGCACCGGCTACCGCGCAAGTCCATACTTGATTAACCATCAAAAACCGCTCTGCTACTGCCGCCGCTGCAACCGCCGAAATCAAGGCTTCAAATAGGCTTGATACCGGTGCGTCATGGTCTTTCATGCTCGACCAAACGCTACCGACGATGCCGCCCCCTATGGCAAACAGATAGCCGAATTGAAAAAAATCGTGCATCATTCCCCCTTTTGTTTTCGTTTAAATTTATTCTCCGAAAACAAGAATTTAAGTGAGTTATTTCCAGCGAGTAAGCACAGAAAAGCCAAGACGGGCGGAATAACCATGCCTGTATGTGCAGGCGGATAGGCAGCCCAAAACGCATATGCCGTCAAATACCAAATAAAAGCTGATATCAACAACATATAGCCTGACAGAACCTCCCCTTTGAATGTCTGCCAGTACATCGCCGCCAACTGCAACACACCGACGCCGCCGAATACCAGTATCAGCGTCAGTTCCGAAATGTCTTTGAACTTGTAGTAGATGGGCCAGTTGTAGATATCGTTCGGAGAGAACGCAAAGACCAGTGCATAACCAATCATCGAACACCCGCTGACAAACTCAACTGCCCGCGTCCCCGTACTAAATAACCAACGCTGAAAGCGAACGGGAAGAAATCGAAGTTCAAAGGCATATTTAAGCCATTGAATAGACTTGCTCATTTAAAAAACCTCCATAGAAAAAAGGTCGCCCTTTCAGACGACCTAGCCACTTACACCAATTTGAAATCACGATTCATTTGTTTTAGCAGTTTCGCTATGTCCTTTTTATGGACAAAGTCGCCGCCCGTTGTGTTGATGATAATCGTGCTGTTGTCGCCCCCTGACTGACCTGCCATTTCACGGATTGTCTGCGCGTGTTCTGCAGGCAAAACCATCTCGTTTTCGTGCAGTTGGGTCAGCGGGTTGATGCCTGCCGGGATATCCCAACCGCCAGCCGCCGACGGAATCCGCGTTGTGGTCGTGGTTGTTGAAGAGCCGCCACCACCGCCCATTCCACTCATCAACCCATAGACAGCCGCCATTGCAGCAGCCGCCGCACCAACGGCAAGAATAGGGCCGACATACGGAATACCCGCCATCGCCTTGAATGCCTCAGCCGCCGCTTGAATGGCGTTCATACCGACGTTTTCCGTCGTTTCAGTCTTTTTAATACCGGTTACGGCGGCTGATGTAGCGGTTTGCGCGGCAATTTGGCGCGTGCCGTTAGCCAACCACATCGCGCCTTCCTTGGCGAATCGTCCGACCAATGCCGCCAGCGGCTTACTAACCATCTCTTGAACGAAGATTTGCCGTATTGACGAGAATAAGCCACCCATCGCCTGCCTGAAGCTCTTAGCCTTCGACAGCATGGCAGAAAAAGCCTGCCCCATCTGTTGCTGCGCTTCTTGCCAAACGTTTTTCCCGCCGTCTTGCAGCATTTCCATAACGTTGGGCGCGTCTTTGCGGCGTTGGTTTTCGCGCTTGCCCTGATTCTTGGTTTGCTCGCGTTCGTGACCTTGCCCAAGTTCCGCCATTTGCTGTTTCAGCTTGTCTATGGCTGATTGGCTGTATGTCGGGTCTTGTTCGGCAAGTGCGATCCGTTCCTGCAATGCGTCATAGGCGATTTGGTAACGGCGGTTTTCAAACTCGATTTCCAAGTCTAGGCGCTCGAGTTGAGAAATGCGTCCAGCGGCTAGGGCTTGGTCTGCCGCGTCCTTTTCCATATCCAGCTTGTGTTTATCCAGCTTCTCCCATGCCGCCACCTGATTGATTTTGGCTTCGGTCGATTGCTTGGATAATTGGTCTTCAAGGGTCAGGATTTTTTCACGCAGTTTCAAACCTGTTTTACTGCCCGCGTCAACCGTTGCCAGTTTCGCGCGCCAGTAAGCGGCTTCGCGCGCCAAATCCCATTCCTGATGATTCAGCGTGTCGCGCTGCATTTCTCGGTGCGCAAGTTTTTGGGCTTTAATTTCCTCTTCCCAAGCCTGCATCGGGTCTTTGGCTGCGCCGGCATGACCGCCGCCGCTTCTACCCTTACGCCCGCCGCCTTTGCGACCGCTTCCGCCACCACCGCCACCGCCACCACCACCTGACGGGACACGGGATTTCGGTATGCTCCCGCCACCGCCACCGCCTCCGCTCATGGCTTTTTGCTCGTGAATCAGGGCGGCGCGGGCTTTGATGTTACTAATTGCGTTTCCGACGCGGTCTTTTGACATACTGTCGGCGATTCGACCACCAAGCCCGCCGTCGTCCATGCGCCCGATTTGAACATTGTTTAGTTTATCAATGCCCGATACGCCGACCATAGACGCGGCTTTGTTGACATAGTCAATCATGCTGTTAATCATGCCGACCGCTCGGTTAACCATCCACTCAATCGCAGAGATAAACACGTTACCGATAGCCTTGCCAAGATTAGCGAAGAATTGCGGCATATTGTTGGCGGCTTCTTTAATCAGCATCCAGCCGGTCGCGAACGTGTTGATATAGGCGTTGACATATGCGCCGACAACCGTTGCAATCGCTGACATAACACGGCTAAACAATGCCGACCAGCCGCCGACATTTTCATTCAGCCAGTCCGTCACACCGCCAAACCAAGCCTTTATTTCCGCAATCGCCGCCCCGATGGTTTCCGTGATTGCCTGCCAAACTGCTTGAATCACATCAAGCAAGTTCGACCAGCCGCCGCCAAAAACATCAATTTGGTCGCCGAATTGAGAAATCAAGCCGATAACCGCGCCGATGGCAACCGCAATCAATCCGAATGGGTTTGCAAGCATGGCGACATTTAAGCCGATGACCTGCGCCGTTGCAGCGGTAACAGCAACCGCAAAGCCCGCCATGATTGGGACGACCAAGTTAAGATTATCCGCAATTAGTTTGATGATTGACGCGATGCCGCTCATTGCGCCGCTGTCGTTCAGCATTTTGGAAATCATGCTTTGCCAGTTGTTTGAGAACACCGTCAAAGCCTGACCCATCGTCATGGGCATTTTTGCCGCCTGCTCGCCGAATTTTTCCGATGCGCCCGATATAGCTTTAAACAGCACATCCGCCGTCAGTTCGCCCTCGCTGCCCAGCTTTTTGATTTCAGCGCGGGATTTGCCCATATATTCCGCGATGGTATCAAGCAGAATCGGCGCAGCTTCGGCAATTGATTTAAATTCATCGCCCTGTAATACGCCGCTACCCAAAGCCTGCGACAACTGCATAAGCGCGGCGGCTTGCTGTCCCGCCTGAACGCCGCCAATCGTCATCGCGTTGTTCGTCGCTTCGGTAAACGTCAATATTTCCTGTTGCGTGTAACCGTAGTCTTTCAGGGCGCGGCTTGTCGAAACGTACAGGCTTGACGTTGATTCAAGTGATGCGCGGGTATTGTTCGCCACTTCCAAAAGTTGACGCTGTACGGCTAAATACTCCGTTTCAGACGACGTGACTTGTCGGACTTGGCTGTTTATTGACTGCATGGCATCGGCAGTATCAAGCAGGGATTTTGCAAATGACAACGTTGCAAAACCGGCTAAAACCGTTCCGATTTTACCCAGTCCGCCTGCCGCCTCTTCTGCTTTATCGCCTGTCTTGGCAAGTTCGGCGTTCAGTTCACTGACCTTTTCCTTGCCGTCGCTGACGCCCCCGACAAAATCGGACATATCAATGTCGAACGCCTTTTCCATCGATTTCTGCATTTCGGAAAAGCTGCGCGTCAATTCTGATCGCACCTGCCCGATGGCGTTTTCAATCTGCTTGGAAGCATTCGACGCCGCGCTTGCCGCTTGGTTAAAACCCGCAGCCGTGCCGTTTTCGACGGTTATCTTGATTTTTGTTTCTAAATCGCTCATACGACCGC